GAGCGAGGACTTGAGCGCCACCCCGGTATTGTGCGCCACGAACAGCCCCCATCGCTTCGGCAGGATGCCGCCGAAGACTTCCGCAACAGAGGTCGGGGCGAGCCAATACTCGCGATCGCTCGTCGTTGAATCCACTTTGAGGGTTCCGAGAAGCCTGGCGACGCCTGCCAACACACCCGCGCTGGTGACAGTTTCGGCAGAACCCGTGCCATCAAATACATCCTGATAGGTGGGCGTGTCGTCATGCTGGGCGTAAGCAAACACGGCGATGGTCGTATTGATTGCGGGCGTCGTCCCAACCACCACGCTCCCGGAAACGAGCGCATCCACGTACTTGTTGCTGCTGTTGTCGATTACGTCCGACTCGCGCCCAGCCGTCCAGTCCGCCGAACTGGCGAGCGAGGTCAGGTCGAGCGTGATTGCCGCAGGCGTGCCGTAGTTGATGGTTTGGGTTGCCATTGTTTAGCCCCTCAGCGCGTACTCGACATCGGCATCGGTGACGGGTCCATCAAGCCCGAGCGTTGCAGGGGAGGCGGTAGTCCCCGCGCCTGTTGCGAACAGCTTTTCGCCGCGCGTCGCCTTTCGGCTGAGTGCCGCCTTGACGGCCGCCCAGCCGGCATTGACCAGGGCGCCCGCTCTGCCGGACGGGACATTGGTCAACGCGTCCTGCAGCCCGGCGCGTACCGCCGTCTTGGAACCACTGATCGATTGCCGCCCGGTCAGGATGATCTGCAGGTTGAATTGCTTTCCCTGGCAGGCCAGCGAGCGATTCGCCCAGTCCTGCGAGCCGTCCGGCGTGTCGAGCGGGGTCAGCGCCGACCAGGTGATCGAATCGAAAATATCCTCGGTGCGCACCTGGTTTTTCCAGACGATGAAATCCGGCGCGGCGTCGGCGTTGTAGGCCGCCTTGATCATGTTCGGACGGCCTGCTGTGATCCAGTCGACAAGCGTCTGGTCCGCAAGGATGTCAGATTTCAAAATGGCGAGTTGGGCTGGGGTCATGGACTTGCTGATTCCTTACGAAATGTCGACCCAGAGGTCATTGGTTTGCGGGTTGCTCGGCGCCGACGCGGCAACGGTGATGTCGAGCGCCACCCACGCCGTGCCGTCGCACCAGTACGCCTTGTTGTTGGTGCTCAGGCGGTAGATCGACCCGGCGAGCGCCATCGACGCCGTCGGCAGCGCGCTGACGACTGGCGCCTGCAGCGCGGCGAGCAGCTTCATGGCGCGTTACGCGAAGACGGTGGCGCGGATCGCACTCGAGGCCGGGGCCACCGCAAAGGTGATCGTGCAGGTATTGGTCGAGGTCGCCGTCACGTCGGCAACGACGAAGACATCGTCGGAAACCTGGCGCAACTGCACATGGATGTCCTTCGTCCCCAGGTTGTGGGTGACGACGATGCTCGTCGAGCTGCCGTCGCCGATCGTGGCCGAATACTTGCGCACGACCACGGCGGTGTCGATGCTTACCGAATCCGCCGCCACGCTGATACCCGTGCCGGCGCCGACGTTAAAGTCGTTGGTCGACAGCGTCAGGCCGTTGCCGGCGGTGTAGACCGCGCCGGCGTCGAACTGGGCGAAGGTGATGCCCGTGCTGTCGAGCGTGATCGGCGCCTGCGTCGAACAGACGAAGCGCTTGCCGCCGTTGGCCGTGCCGTTGGTCACGAAGACCGCGGCGCCGTAGATCTCGGCGGCGCTGTCGGCATCGGTCGCGCGGGTCGGCGCGCCCGAGGAATTGACGATGTAAATGCCGTTTTCGCTCTGCGTCGACTGGTCCTTGATGAGGATGCGGTCGTTGGTCGCCAGCACCGTGCCGTCGACCGTCTGGCCGTTGGCGAAGGCCGAGGCCAGCGTGCCGTTCGCGGTGGTGGCGACGCGCACCTCGTTCTTCCACGAAATGCCGGCGACGGCGCCGTCGACGTAGTCCTTGTTGGCCGCATCGGTGCCGTTGGTCGGCGCTGCCAGGCCGGTGATCTGCTGGCTGCCCATCGCCACGGCCGCGGTCGGCGTCGCCATCTGGTCGAGGCGGTTGGTGCGCACGGCGGTATTGAAGTCGCTGATCGTGCTTGCCGTCTGCGTGCCGGTATGGTTGGCACGCGCCAGCGGGTTGGTCGTCAGCGCCGTATTGGCGATCGTGCCGTCGGTCAGCTTGGCTGCATCGACCGGGCGCCAGGCGCTGCCGTTCCAGACATAGGTCGCGTGCGTCGTGGTGTCGTGGTAGACCTGCCCCTCGACCGGGGTGCCCGGCGCGCTGGCCAGGTTCTGGATGCGCGCGTTCTGCAGTTCGTTCTTGTTGAGGTCGATATTGACGAGGTGCTTCATGGATTTCTCCTCAGTTCAGGTAAGCGGTACCAGCAAAGGCGGCGTTGAAATGGACGGCGATGGCGTTGTTCGACAGGTACTCGACATCGCCAACGACGGTCGACCCGGCCGAGTCGATCACCGTCACCGACGGAAAGCGCGCCAGGTTGTGGGTGATCGTCCAGTCGGCGGCGGGAACCATCTGGCTGTGCGTGTAGCTGGCGCCGCCAGGCGGGCCGGGCGGGCCGACGGCGCCGTCCGCTCCCGGCGGCCCGGCCGGCCCCTGTTCGGCGACCTCGACCAGGTCGAGCGTGACGGAGGGGATCTCGATCGTCTCGGTGATCCCCGGCGCGACGACTACCACCCAGTCGCTGCTGGCGATTTCGACAACGTCGGTCATAGCGGAGAGGGCACCCGCGTAGCGGGGATCGTAGCGGCCATGACCGGCGTTAGGCCGCCGACAAAGCCGGCTTTCGGCCAGGAACAGCAGCCACGGAAGGCGGCGCGGGTCATGCTGGCACGTCCTCGAGCAACACGCCCAGCCGGCCGCGCAACAGCAGCGTTTCCTTGCCCAGCGCGTCGGACAGATAGAGGCGGTAAAGGGCGCGGTCGGGGATGTCGGCGGTGTCGGTCTCGTCGAGGTCGATGGCGACCGTGCCGAGCACGCCGCCAAGCGCGATATGCCCGCTGGTCGTCGAGAATTCCAGAGGGGCCGGCGGCTCGGTGGTTTCCAGCAGGCCGCTGATCACCAGGCGCGCGGCGCAGCCGGTCAGGTCGACCGGGGTTTTCTGCGCCCCGGCCTTGCGCGTGAAGCCCAGCGACCACGGCAGGCCGCGGACCAGCGAATACGGGCCGACAAGGTCGAATTTGGCGCCGATCATAGCGGAGAGGGGCCCCGCGCAGCGGGGATCGCAGCGGCCATGATCGGTGCCCAACCGCCGACAGCATGGCGGTTCCGCGTCGCATGGCGGTTAAGGAAGGCGGCGCCTAGCATGCATCCTCCGCACCAGCCGTCACGGTATTGACCGCGAACGCCAGCGGAAAGTAGCCGAAGCCGTCGGTCACCAGCGGCGCCGGCGGATCGATTGCCCGCACCAGGCCGGCGGCGCCGGGGCAGCGCCAGCCGTCGAGCGCGGCCATCGTCTCGGCGAGCAGCGCGGCGGCCGCGTTACGAATGGCCGATGCGCCGACGTGCTGGCGCACGTTTTTAACGCAGGCGACGACCAGCCAGGTCTCGCGCCACAGCGTGCCCGACCCGGCATCGTCGTCGAGCTTGCGGTAGCCGGCCAGCACGACGTGGAGCGCCGGCGTCACCTGCCCGGTCTCCTGGACCGCTGCGAGGTCGGCGGCGGCGAAAACGTTGCCGGACACGGCCGGGCATTTCGCCTTGAGGCGGTCGACCAGCAGCGGTTCGGCGTCGAGCAGGGCCATGTCAGGATCCGGTGAACGGCGATGTGCGCCGCCCCGTCACGATCTCGACCAACCCCTGGGCGCTCGATTCGGCGGGCGCCGCGGCGGCATCGAAGCGCAGCCGTCCGGCGGCGATCGCGGCGAGCGTGTCGCGCGCCCATTTGGCACGCGCCGTCACCGCTTCGGTCGGGCGGTCGGCATAGAGCGATTCGCGCGCCAGGTCGCAGGCGACCCGCGTCAGCAGCTCGGGAACCGGCGCCAGCGGCAGGGTGTAGCGCCCGGTCAGCGCGGCGTCGATCTCGGCGCCGGCATCGCCGAGCGCCCGCGCCACCAGCGCCGCGTCGATCTCGCCCGAGCCGTCGGTGTCCGTTAACTGGGAGAGTTCGACCTCCGTAAAGCGGGCGACCAGGTCGGCGAGCTGGGCATAGGCCATGGTTACGCGACGACCAGGCCGGTTTCGAGCAGCGGCTCGGTGAGGAGCGCCTCGATCTGCGCCGCGCTCAGGTCGGCAAGCGCCACCGTCGTTACTTCCGCCGGCCAGGCGCGGCCAGCGCGGCGGAATCCGGGCCGCAGGGCGCGCACGGAGAGGTGAGTCGGTACGGCTTCCGCTGCTTCTGGTTTCCTGCCTTTGGCGACCATGACGATTTCCTGGAGTGGTTGCAAACGCTCAGGAAAACCCCCTCGGCGAGGGGGCTTGGTCTCAGCGCTCGCCTGGCGATCAGCCGAGGCGCGGATCGACGTGGAGGTTCACCGCCTTGTAGTTGGTGTTGCTCTCGCCGCTGGCCAGGTACTCCTTCATCAGCACAGCCTCGGCCGCGACGCGCGAACTCGGGCCGCATACCAGGTGCGTGGCGGTCACGCCGAGCACCGAGCCGTCCGGGCGGCGCTGGGTTTCCAGCGCCAGGCGGGCGGCGGCGAAGGTATCCGCGTCGAGCGTCGCCTTCGAGCCGTAGGCCAGCTGGTGGAAGCCGAAGCCGGCCACGTAGCGGGCGTCCGCCCCGTAGAGGAACTCGCGCTCCATGAACACATGCTCGGAATCCGGGCGGGTCAGCGCCACGAATTCGGCCCGCTTGCGCTCCTGGAAGATCAGCGGCTTCATGAAGGTCCGCGACAGGTCCATCAGGAACCACGGCGCGCCCGAGCCGCCGCCGGTGTTGCTGTAGGCGGTTTCGGCGCCGGCGCTGGTGTAGCCGACGTGATCGCTGTCGAAGTAGTACTGTCCGTCGAAGCCGGTCGTCGAGAAGCCCTGCGGCAGCAACCCCCAGACCAGTTCGTCGGGGTGGCGGGCGACGACTTCGCCCTGCATCGACAGCATCGGCGTGTAGATGCCGAGGCGGTCGTCCTCGATGTTCTCGCGCTTGACGCCGATGGTATGCTCATACGTCTTGTTCTTGAGCTGGGCGGCGCTCGCTTCCAGGTTGTTGATCTGGCGCTGGCCGACCCACTCGCGCATGCCGGGCAGTTCCTTCATCCAGCCGTAATTCTCGGTGTCGGTGGTGGAGGGAACGCGCATGGCGATCAGGTCAAGCGTCGGCGTGACCGAGCCGAACCCTTGCAGGAAGGCGGCGTTGAAGCCCTGTTGCAGGGCGAGCAGGACGGAGGCGGTGATTTGCATGGTGTAGCTCCTTATTGGCCGATCTTGACCCAGACACCGACGGAATCGACGGCGATGATCTTGCCGGCGACCGAGCGGGTGTTGGTTCCCGAGGTTTTGGCGACCGTCTGGTCGTCAACGATGTAGCAGTCGGCGCCGACATCGGCCTGGGCGATCGCATCGCCGGCGGACGAGTTGCCGAAGCGGAAGGTGCCGCGCTTGACATGCACCGACAGCGCGCCGTCGGCGCCGCTGGTGTTATCGACCGTCTCCTCGAAGCGGCCGATGGCGATCAGGCCGGTGGCGGTAGTTGCCGGCGCGGCATAGCCGGCGTTCAGGACGGCGATGCCGCCCTGGATCGGCTTGACCGACGCCTTGACCGGATAGCCGACGACATCGCCGGCGCGTTCCAGGGTGTTGCGTGCAGCGGTGAGTGCAGTCATGGCTCAGGACTCCTGTTTGCCGGTAGCGAACACTTCGGCGGTCAGGCCCAGGGCCTTCATCACCGCCTGCTCGGCGCCGGTCGATGGGTTGGGATTCTTGCCGCCGGGATTCGCGGCATCGGATTGCATGCCGCCCAGCGCGGCGATGGCCGGCGTCTGCTCGACGTAGGACTTGAGCGCGGCGAGGTTGGTCTTGCCCAGTTCGGTCGCCCACTCCTTCTGCGCCGGCAGCAGCTTTCCGGCAGAGAGCGCGGCTTCGACCGTGTCGGCGACCTCGCCCTCGTTGAGGCGGGCGGTCAGGCTGGCGACCTGCGTCTGCAGGCTCTGCATCGTCTCGACCGGCACGAACTTCGCCGGGTCGGGCGCCTGCGCCTTGAGCGCGGCAATCTGGGTGGTCAGTCCGTCGGCGGATTCGGCCTTGGCCTTGAGCGCGGCGACCGCGGCCAGGGCGTCGGCTTCGCCGGCGTCTTCCGCCAGGCCGATGGCGGCCAGCAGCTTCTTGAGGGTTTCGTTCACGTGTTCCTCCTGGGTGGAAAAGTCGTTCAAGGCCGTCAGGGCGACGGCCGCCATTCCGGACAGGCCGGGATTGTTGGTCAGCGCAGCCATGCGCAGGTCGAGGACCTCGCCGCTGGCGCGGTCGTATTCGAAGACGGGAGAAATGAAGCGGTACTCGCGGCTGGCGATGTGCCCTGCGGCGGCCGGCGTCCACTCGGGATCGACGGCGAACAGCCCGACCCCGTCGCGCCACTGCAGCGACTTGCCGGCGAACCAGCCGGCGGCCGGCGCCTTCTGGCCGTTCTTCTCGGCGTAGAGGGTCTGGTGCTCGTAATCGATGACCAGCGGGTTTGCCTTGGCGGCGACGCGGGCGATCAGCCGCGCGGCGGCGGCGCCGTCGAGCTTCCAGTGCGGGGCATCGGCGGGGCGGNCGGCGGGGCGGCCGGAGCCGTCACTGGAACGAAATACCCCGGCCGGCAGCAACTGCACCGCCTGCCCATCGGCGGGCAGCGCCGAGGCCAGGGCGGCAACTGAGGTCTTGCGGTGTGGATTCGCCATGCCGCCGATTGTGATCGGCGGGAAGGCGCCCGGTCAGGGGGAAGGGCTTCGGCGGGGGCGCCTGCATCCCGCTCCGCGGTCGCCCTGGCCTCTCCCGTCGGGAGAGGGGCCGGCGTATTGTGCGCCCGCGTTAAATTTCTTGCAAACCCGGGGTCGACCGTGGCAGACTGGCGTTACTGAATCTTTGGCGGACGCTGCCCGACCGCAGCGGATGCCGCCCGCCCTCCTGCGGGCGTCGTTATTTCCGCTGTTGCTGTACCCAATGGTCGGGACGAGAGCGCCGAATACAACACCCGCAAGGGGAATGAGCGCCGGGCTTCCAAAGGGCCTAGTTGAGTCCCGGCCGCCCGCACCGGCCACTGACCGGCGCGGTGTCATCAACTTAATCTTTGGAGGCCATCATGGCTTATCAACCGACCCCGGTCGACCGCGCTGGCGACGCCCTGCGCCGCATCACCTCGCTCGTCACGGCCGCATCGCTCATCAGCTCCGGCTCTTCGCTCTGCGATCCACTGCAGGAAGAAACCGTCGTCCTCGACCTGCTCGCCGTCGCCGAGCAGATCGGCAAGCTCGGGCAGGCGGCAATGGACGAGATCGAGGGGGCCATGAAGCGCGGTATTTCTCCGACAATGACGGCTTGAGGAGGAAGCGGCCATGTCCCACAAATCCACCGCGTTGCAAGTCGCCGGGCGCACCGTCCGGCTGGTCGTCGTCAACAGCCGGATCTACGTGCCGCTGCGCTTCCTGGTCGAGGAAACGCTGGACATGCGCTGGGAGGGGCAGCGCAAGCGGCTGGCCGCGCTGGCCCAGCGCTGGCGGATGGCCGATCTGCTGGTCTCAGGTCAGCGCAAGATGCACCAGCAGCCCTGTCTGCCGGCCGGGATGGTGCTGCCCTTCCTCTGGCTGCTGCGCCCGACGAAACCGGAAATACTGACACGTCTGGAGCGCCTGCGCGACGGCTGGGATGCTGCGCTGATGGCTTACTTGAAGCTTGACGGCAGCGAGCTGGCGAACATTGGCAGCTTTCAGATCGCCGAGATAGAGCGGTCGACATTGCCGCTGATCGCGCAAATCACCGAACTTGAGAAGCGACTGGCTGAGGCCAGGAGCGGCCCGGTTCCGCCAGGACGGGTCATGGCCGAACAGCGCTGGAAGAAAGAGTCGCTCAACGGGGATTCGTTCCGCGAAATGGCGCGGCTAAACGACCAGGGGAAAACCCTGGCAGCGATCGCAAGAATCCTCGGCTGCTCGCGCACGACCGTCTCGCTTTTTCTCGCCGGAAAATACAAAACCGGGGCGGCCGGAAAAGTATTCGATGAACTCGTCGGCGCTGGGTGGAAAAAAACGGCTTGTTTATGCGCAGTAAACGGGCCGCCAAGCGACGATCGAGGGCGTGGTAATACCTGACCATTGCCGGAAAATTTAACGCGCCACAGCGCGATTCTGTGATTCCACCCACCCCGGCCCCGCGCCGGGGTTTTTTATTGCCCGACCGCCTGCCGCAGGAAGCGGTCGAGGATGGCGAGTACCTCGCCGCGATCGCCCTCCGACAGCCCGAGGAAGGGACGCGCCGGGAGCGTGCCCTTCTTGTTGCCGAACTGGTGCACGGCGGCGCCACCATCCCACTCGCCGGCGAAGCGATTGGTGCCGATCTCGACGCCCTTGCCGCCGGCGGTGAGTTGATAGCGGATGGTGTCCTGCAGTATGCCGGTATCGACCAGCGGGCGCATGTTCATGAGCGCCAGCGATCCCTTGCCGGCGACTTTTCCCGCCTTGTCGTAATAGCCTTTCTTGTCGCCGACCCGTACCTGCCCGACCTTGCGCGTCTTGAGGTTGGTGTAGGCGGCATACTGGCCGCTGATCTTCGCCAGCCGGGCGAGGATGGTGTCCTTGGCCAGCGCCGGCCAACGCTGCCCGTCCGGCCCGGTGCTGCTGGCGAAACGCTCCTTGGTCGACTCCACCATCAACTCGCCGATACCGCGCATGGCCGGCGACAGGTCGTCGACGCGGCGCGCGATCTCCGCCAGGCGGGCAAGGACGGGGGCGCTTTCGAAGGTGACGGTGATGAAGTCGGTCACTGGCCGGGTTCGGTTTCAGCCAATAGCGCATCGGCGTAACGAAGCGCTTCCTGCCAGGCAGCGCTTCCGGGATTGTCCAGCAGGGCCCGGCGACACTCCTCAGCCCAGCGCAATACATCATCACGCGGCGAATATGGCGTAATCGGCGGATCGACCAATACAAAAGATGCCATCAGCTCATCCTCTCAATTACATCATAGACCCAACCCGGAGTTTTTGCTTTGACCGCAGCGTGGTAACGAATGAAACCCCTTTTCGATAACATCAGGTTAACCGCGTGCCAATGGAACTTCATGGCGTCGTCCGGAGAAATTTCACCCGCGTTGATTTTCTCGTAAAAACCTTTGCGCACCGAGCGCTCCGCGGCCTCGTGCGCTTTTTTCAGCGGGCCTCGGCCGACGTTGTTTTTGATACTTGCCGCGTAAACCGAACCATCCGGCCCAACCGCATAAATTCTCTTCAGGCCGTATTCCATAACAAGAAACAGGTCCTGAACCGACAGGCTCTGGGATGTGGGGTGGTTGTGAGACAGCACACCGCCATTCATGTCGGCAAGCTCTTGCGCTGTAAAGCTGACATGCGATTTACCGCCGCGCTTTGTCCAGAGCAGCTTTCCGTCAGCACCGACCAGGCCGGCGTACTCAACCCCAGGGGCGTCGGCGCTTGCCCTTGATAGCAGGTCGGTGTTCAGGGCGCGCAGCGTGCCCGGCTTCTCCGGCCTGAGCACCGCTTCCGCGTCCGCCGCCAGCGCCTTCCCCAGCGGACCCGGCAGCTTCGCCACCTTCTGCTCGACCAGCGCACGCAGTTCGTCCCGGACGCTGGCGCCGGGGGCGTAGCCCCAGCCCTTGTCGATTCCCGGCGGGGCGCCGGTTTCGGCGTCCATGTCGTCCCACCCCGGCGGCGGTTTCGTCGCGTCGCCCTTGCGCGGATTGGCGACAGCGGTGACGCGGCAGCGGCAGCCCCAGCCGTTGGGCGGGCTGTGCGTCGCCCAGAACGGGTGATCGTGCGGCAGGGTCAGGCCGTTCCACGCCAGGTGCTGCGGGCGCGGGTGGAGGACGCTGTCGTTGTGGACGTAGCGGCGGAACGGCAGCAGCTTCTGCAGGCCGGGATCGGCGAGCTGCGCCTCGCGGCCGGCGGCGTAGCTGGTGCGCAGGTTGGTCTCGTAAATGACCTTCGTCCGCCAGTTGAAGCCGCCCGTCGTGCCCTGCCCGGCCTTGCCCGGCCAGCCGAGGCGGTCGGTGATGTCGCGGAATTCCTTGCGGAAGGTTTCCAGCGTCGTGCCGGTGGCGATGGCCTTGTCGACCGCCTGGCGGATTTCATTGAGCAGGTCCGCCTTCATGGCGCCGGCGACGACGAAGCTGCGGTCGTGCTGCGCCTCCCAGATGTCCGTCCAGGTCTGTGTGCCGAGGTTGGTCTTCCGCCGGAAAAAGTCGACCTGTTCCGCGAACGGGAGGTCGAAGCGGCCGAGCGGGTTGACCGCGTCAGTCACCGCCGAGCGCCTCGCTCACCTCGACGCGGCCACGGGTGACGGCCGGCGCCGGCGATTCGGACAATTCCAGCGCACTGCGCTCGAGCTCACCCAATTTGAAGCCGGGGGCGACGCAATAGGCGTAGGCCGTCTCCTTGCTGTCGAAAGCCATCTCGACGGAAAAGCGCAGGCGGACGCTCATTGCCCGGCCAGCACGTCGGCCCGCCCGCGCAGATCGATCGCCGAGAGCGCGGCCGCCATGACCGTTACCAGGCCTTCCGCGGGGAGGTCGCCGTAACGCGCCAGCAGCTGCTCGCGGAACTGTTCGAGGCTGTCGGCATTGGCCAGCATGGCCTCGATCTCGGCGACCCAGCGCGCGACCTGCGCGTCGGCCTGTTCGGCGAGCGCTGGGGTGAGGAGGTCGGCGGCATCGGGCTGGGCGGTCTGGGCTTGCGCCTTGAGCGCCGCCCGAGCCTGGCCAGGGCCTACCGCCTGCGCCTGGCCCGTTGCGGTCGACGCCGGTTCTCCGGGGGCTTCCGGCTCGGTTTCCGGCACCGCCCCGAACACCGCCTCGCTGTTGCTGGCCTCGGGAATCCGCAGCTTTTCGTGCACCCACGTGACGGGAATGCGCGCGCCGCCGGCCGCCAGCTTGGGCAGCGCGTCGGCGTAGAGCTTGAGGTCTTGCGCTTCGCTAAGATCGAAAACCCAGCGCGGGCAGCGGCGCAGGCTGTCGAAGCCGGGCAGGTTGATCGCCAGTAGCGGATAGACCAGGTCGCGCGTCAGCGTCCCGGCCAGCGAACAGGCGTCGGCGCGCATGATGTCCGCGCGCACCTCGCCCTGCAGGTCGGCGACGCCGCTGCCCATGCCGGTGGCCTTGGCCTCGGCGCTCAGCACCTGGCCGAGAATGGCCTTGCTCTGCGCCCGTTCCGCCCAGTCGACCATCGCCAGGTGCACCGAACCGTCGCCGGTCCCGGTCACCTTGTTGATCTCGATCTCCATTTCCTTGGGCATGATCGCCCGCGCGTCGTGCCCGAGCGCCGTCACCGCGCGCATCAGGCTGGCCTTCTCGTCGGGCAGGGCGCCCTGGTAAAACTTGCCGAGGATGATCGGCAGGCCGTAGGTTTCGAGGAATTCCGCGAAGTCGCCGACCGCGTAGCTCTTGTAGATGAACGGCCACACCAGCACGCGGTACAGCGGCGCCCGCGACAGGTAGCCGGTCTTGGCCTTTTTCGGCTGGTGCAATATCCAGCCCATGCTGACCGGCGGCGCGCCGTCGGCGGTGGCGTCGTTCAGCCGCATCTCGCGCCGCTTGCTGTCCATCCGGAACCAGTCCTGCGGGCGCGGGTGGAACTTCGGGATGCGTTCGCTGCCGAGCCGCACCCAGTCCAGCTCGATCGCCGCGAAGCCGTGGCCGACGCCGTCCATCATCGCCAGGATCACGTCCTCGAGGTCGTCGACCGCGTTGCGCAGCACGTCCTCGACCCAGGCAGCGGCCTTCTTCTCGGCGCGGCTGGCGTCCGCCGGCGGCGCGATCGCCCAGTCCAGCGTATTGACCGCCCCGGCGCGCTTGGAAAACTCGCACTGGAGGTGCGCGTCACGGTCGATCATGTCCTCGAACAGCCGGTGCTGCGCGGTGATGTCGCCTTGGTCGGCGTGTTGCAGGATCGCCGCCGCCCGCGAAGGAGTCAGACCGGAAAGCTGGCCCTCGATGTAGGTATTGGCGAGCGTCGCGATGCGCGCCGTCTGCGGTTCGGCAATGTCGCCGAGCTTGAACGGATGGCCGTATTGGTCGAGTAGTTGTGCCATGATCGGTCCTTAGAACATGCGCCGGCAGGCGCTGCCGAAATCGTCGTCCGCGCCCGGCACCCGCGGCAGCGACTGGAATCCGGTACAGACCCCGCCGCCCGGCCCGCTCGCCGAATTGAGCGCGAGGAAGAGCGCCCAGGTGCGGTCGGCGTGGCCGGCGGCGTCGGATTCGGCGACGAAGCGCGGGGCGCCGGTGGGGCCGGTCAGCTTCTTCAGCTTGTGCAGGTCGGCGCGGAGCGCGCCGTCGCCCAGCGGGATGCGGATGCGGCGGTCCTCGAAGGCTTCCTTGCCCAGCGTCGCCAAGGTCAGCTTGGCCGGGCCGGTGAACAGCACGCCCTCGACGCGGCTGCTGCCGTGGCGGCGCCGGGCGTCCTCGACCGGCTTTTCGCCCATGCCGGTCTGGTCCATGCAGCAGCGGGTGACGCGGTAGGCGTTAAAAACGTCGTCCAGCAGTGCGTCCTGCTCGGCGAAGGTAACGCGCTTCCTCGCGACGATTTCGCGCGTCCACAGCACGTCGCCGACCTGTTCCAGGACGACGATGACGAAGAGGTCGTTGCGCGCGCCGATGTCGACGCCGACCCAGCACGGGCCGCCGGTGTAGTTTTCCGGGTTGCCGGCCTGCGCGTGCTCGGCGCCGTCGATCAGCTCATAACTGAGCCAGGCGCTGGCTTCATCGAGCCACTTGAGTTCGAATTCCTGCGCCCAGCTATCCTCGTCGTTCATCGCCGCCTTGAAGGCCGGGATGTCGAGCGGCAGGCCGTCGGCGACGGCGCGGTAAATGTCGACCGTGTGCCGGCTCCACACCTCGGCGAGCTTGGCGTCGGTCATCAGCTCGTAAAACTTGTTGCCCTTGCCGTTCGGTGTGCTGGTGACGACCAGCCGCCAGCCCTTGCGGGTGACCGGGAACAGGGCGCGCCAGATGGCGTGCGAATCCTGGTGGAAGGCGAATTCATCCAGGAAGACGTTGGCGGAAAAGCCGCGCGCCGTGTCCGGGTTGGCCGGCAGTGCGGTGATCCGCGAGCCGCCCGGAAAGACCACTTCCAGCTTCGTCACTTCCGCCATGCCGGCCGTTTCGCGCCCCTCGATGACGCTGCACGCGGCGCCGTAGGCTTCAATGTGGCGCTTGACACCGGCCTCGATCGCCTCGCGCGCCTGCCGTTCGCCGCGGCTGAGGATCACCCAGCGCGCCCGCTTGCCGGCGGCCTCGGCGGCGAAGCAGTCATCGACGATTTCCAGCGTGGTGGTGAAGGTCTTGCCCGTCTGCCGCGCGAACATCCCGATCTTGAAGCGCGCCTTGTCCGCCAGCCACTGGCGCTGGTATGGGTAGAGGGCGAGGGCGGGGGCTTTGTCAGGCATCGCCGGTTTTCTCGCAGCATGCGGGGGAGCACCACAGCGTTTCTGACAATCTGCGTTTTTTCGCGGCTTCGGTCCTGGCCATCCCCTGTCCGGCTTTCCATGTGCGGATATGCCATCCGTGATCGAGCAGCGCGTCATGCTCTTCCGCATGCCCACAGATGACGATGCGCAGCAGCGGATTATCCCCGTTCTCGGCACACCAGCGCTGCACCTCCATCGCCAGCGCCCCGCCGACACCGCCGGCGGCATAGTCCATGTTGGCGGTCGTGTAGGGAGGGTCAAGAAAAACAGAGGTAAGTCCATGTTTTGTGGTGACCGAAGGTGTCACCACGCGCGACCAGTCGCCGCAGGTGACACGCACATCGCGCAGGCGATCGTGTAGGGCGCTAATCCAGGTGAAAATGAATTCGCGCCGCGATCCCTTCCCGGCGTCGCCCAGGTGCGGGAGTTGGCGGTTGATGCCCGTCCCGGCGCTCCCCAGGTGCGGAAGTTTGCGGTTGATTCCCCGCCCGGCGTCGCCCAGGTGCGGAAGTTTGCGGTTGATTCCCCTGGCGTTGCCCAGGTGCGGAAGTTTGCGGTTGATTCCCCTGGCGTTGCCCAGGTGCGGAAGAATTCGCTTCATTCCTTCGGTTGGCGCGTCTTTATACAAGTTCACCCCGTTGAACTTCCACGGACCTTTGATTGCGCACCACTCGCCGCCAATCCAGTTGCATGACCCCCAGCACCACCAGCCGGCGATCTTGGCGTCGTAGAAATCGGGGTCTTCGAGTGACCACTTTAACCGCTCGGCGCGATTTACTAACCAGCCATGCCTTGATTGCAGGTCGATCTCATTGCACGGCCAGTCCGCCCAATACGCAACGCCTTCCGGGTCGGCAGCAACGGCACGCCAGAAGTTGGCGATGAAGCCGTCGGCGTCGTTGATCGTTTCGATGCGCTTGCCTTCCGGCGCGCCGAGCAACATGGCGGCCGATCCGGCGAATGGCTCGACGTAGTTGCGAACTTCGCCAAAGGCTCCCCAGACCTCTTTGACGGCGCGCGATTTCCCGCCGAAATACGGGAAGGGCGCCGCAAGTTTTCCGTCCGGCGTTTTCATCGGTCAGGCGCCATAAATCTCTTCCCGCACGATCCGCAGGGTCTCGGCGTCCAGGGTGCGCTTGCCGGTGCGGGCGTCAGCCTCCATTTCCTGCAGGCGCTTGAGCACGGTGGCCTTGAACTGCTTCTGGGCGATGCTGGCGCGGGTCAGCGTCGCGATGTTCTTCGCTGCCTTGCTCATCAGGCCGAGGCGGTCTTCGGCACTCAGCTCACCGTCGCCGGCCTCCTGGATGGCGATGATCGACTCGAACATCTCGGTCTGCACCAGGGCGATGACCGCTTCGCTGCGCGCGTCCTGGTCGTCTCCTGCGGCTTCGGTGATCAATTTCGCCGCGTCCGTGCTGGCCTTGATCGCCGCCATGCGCCGCTCGATCTTCTGGCCGTAACGGTGGATGCTGCTCTTGCCGACGGTGTAGCCCTTGTCGCGCAGCAGCGCCTCCAGTTCCTCGTAGCCGGAAAAGCCGCGCTCGGTCAGCGCCCGTTCCAGCCAGCGGCGAACGTCCTCGGGAAGCGCGGTGATGCTCGACGCGCGGCCCATGTCAGTTGTCCCAGAGCTTGAGCGGCCGGTCGATGCCGGCGGAAACCTCGACGGTGTATTCGGCGACATCGACCCCGCAGCGGGTGATGTCGGCGAACCAGGCGCCATGCGGGGTTTTGTTGAGTTCGACCAGCTCGCGGTCGGCGAGGTAGTCCAGCTCCCGCCGGATCTCCATCGGCGTCGCGTCGGGGTAGAGCGAGCGCATTACCGACAGGACGAAGGCCTCGCTGGTGGTGTAGGGCCGCGCCTTGTTGAGCGTGTTGAGGATGTTCCAGCGCATGCCCTCGCGGCGGATGCGTTCCATGTCAGGCATTGAGCGCCCCTTTCAGTTGTACCACTTCGATCTTGTTGTAAACGGCGTCGAGCTTGGCCTCGATGATCACCTGGCCGCGGACGTAGTCCTCGCGCCGAACATAGTTGAGTGGCAGGTCGGCCTGCCAGCGCAGGAAGTCGCGCTCGAGATCCTGCACCGCGCCGGCGTTGCGCCGTTCCTCCGTCAGGTGCTGCTCGAACAGGTCGCGCATCGCCTTCTGGCCTTCGGCGCGGGCGATGTCATGCGCCTGGAAGCGCTCCGACTGGCGGCGCTCGAACTGGTCGAGCAGGATCTTGCCGAAGCCGGCGACGCAGCCGAGAAAAGCCAAAAGCAGCGTGATGAGCTGCCAGAGTTCGAGGGAGACGATCATTTGCCGCCGTTCCACCTGATGAAAAAACCATGCTTCTCGATGCCGGCCTGGCAGCCGACGCACAGGCGCACGCCGGGAATCGCTTGGCGGCGCAACTCGGGCAGCGGTTCGTCGCAGAGGTCGCAGTCGACGGCGCTGTCGGCGATCGTCTTTCCTGCCAGACCGGCGCGCCGCGCCTGCGCCGCCAGCGCATCTTCGCGCTGCGCCTCCTCGATCTCGGTCGCGCGGTCGAAGACGTCCACTATTCGTCCCGCCCATGCTGCAGCCCGGTTTCGTAGCCGGCGCGCCAGATTTCCAGCCCGAGACGCATCAGCACGGTCGCGAGTTCGCGGCTGTCGCCGACCGCCCAGCGCACGTCGTCATACGCCGCCGCGGCCGCGTCCTTGATCACCCGCAACTGTGCGTCATGGATCTCGCTCACGACAGGCGGAACCGGTCTAGATCGGGCAATTCACGCGCAGCACGGTCGTCCAGCTCGCGTAGCCATTGCTCAGGTCCTCGCGGTATCTCTGCGTGTCCGCCTCGGTCAGGAGTTCCGGTGTCGTCAGGGCCAGCGCCGGGCTGCACGCCCAGCCGGGGGGTCGATGCGACAGTGACGTAGGAGTTGAACACGCCGACAAGCACAGACACAGCAGACACCAGGGTAGTGATCTGGTCGCCCGTGAGGGGGATCGGGTAGCCGAGGGAGGCGGCGATCGAGACGGCGGCGCCGAGCAGGATGGTGAGGTTGGCGGTCCACAGTTGGGCCTTTTTCCAGGTCTCCGCATTGGCCAGTTCCTTCCCCGCCTGGAGCGCGCGAAAGAGGTCGACGATCATGGCGCCTTGACCGTATTGACCGCGATCTGGACCAGCGCCAGCGACAGCAGCAGGTTGTTCTTGTCCTTATCGTCCATCGTCGATCCGGCGACGGCGGCCATGAGCATCGGCAGCGTGCGGTCGGCGAGGTCAGCCAGGCCATTGACGTCGGCGACGGCGTCGGGCGCGCAGAGCGACTTGACCAGCGGCGCGCCGCGGGCGATCTCTTCCTTCGCCCCGTCGGTCACCGCCGGCGAATACTGCAGCACGGCGATGGTCGCCTCGAGCGGCGGGCAGATCCGGCCGGTGATCTCGTCCGGGGTCATCTTGTTGCCGGCGGTGTTCTGGCAGGCGGCGAGCATCAACAGCGCGAATGCGGCGCCGATGACGATGCAGGCCAGGTCGATCATGGAGTTTGTGCGGGAACGGGTCATGTCATACCTCGTTGTCGATGGCGCAGTAGCGCAGGTTCTGGGCGATGCGCCGGGTCCAGCGGCGGCCGAAATCGGGCCAGGTCGAGAGCGACGCGAGGAAATCCAGCCGGACGGCCAGATACAGGAAGAGGACATCGGACGGTGGCAGCGCCGCCAGCGCGGCCCGGCTCACCGGCCCGAAATGCCCGTCATCGGCGACGTGGATTGCCTGCTGCAGCTTGCGCAGCGCGGTCGAAATCCCCGAGTTGACGGCGAAATCGAACGCCTGGTAACGGATCGCCGGGTGGCACTCGGCGCCGAGCGGCTGCCAGAAGTCCTTGAAGTAGATCGCCTTGGCGGTGCCGATGTCGAGCTTCTTGATGTCGAGCGCCGGGTACGAACGCTTGCAGATGCCGAACTTGGTCTCGCCGCCGGGGTCGCGCGGATCGCAGACGTAGCCGCCCTCGGCGTCGATCAGCCGGGCGAATGCCTGGTCGAAGGTCAGCCCCATTGCAGCCACGCCAGCACGCAGACGACGATCGCGGCCAGGTAGGCCAGCCAGAACATGCCACACACGGAAAAATTGTTGCTCATCGGCGAATCTCCTTGAAGGCCGGCGGCTGCACCCAGCACACCGGCTGCGATTCATGGAAAAACCGCGCCCGCAGCACTACGGTCGGCGCCGCCGCGCAGTAGCCATAGCCGACCAGACCGGGGCGCGGGGCGTTGGCTTTTACGGATGGTACGAAGTGGAGACAGTCGGAGCAGGCCATGCGGCAAGGCTACGCGCGCGCGACGGGGGCGGTCAGGGGGACGGGGTTCGACGCGGACAACAAAAAGCCCCGCGCGGGGCGGGGCTGGGTTGGGGTCAGTGGAGCGGGCTGGTCAGTCGAGTGCGAAGTCGAATTCGCCCTGCTCCTGCCGCGGCAGGCGGCCGGCCAGCCTGGCCTTGAAGACGATCTGGCGGATGTGGTTGTAGGTCTTGCCGGTGCGCGCGACGATCTCGGCGCGCGGCACGCCCTGCGCTTCCAGCAGGATCACCAGTTCCTTCGCCTCGCGCGCTGCGTTGCGCTTTTCCAGGCCCATCACCGACGACAGGGCACGGATGTGGCCGCGGCGGGCGCCGTCGAGTTGCTGGTAAAGGTGCAGGATCATGCCGTTCTGCGCCTGCACCTGGTCGCGCAGCGCGCCGATCTCGCGCGCCAGCGCCAGTTGCGCCTGGCCGGAATCGCTGGCGGCCGGGTGGACGTAGGCGCCGTGACGGCGAATCGAGGGGAGGACTTCGGTCGTCACCCATTTAACGAATGGCTTTGCCTCCGGCCTATTGCTGCGCATGAGGCCGTAGTACAGACCCGGTTCATCGACGACAAGCATTTCCTGGCGCCCGTGGGGGGTGGGCACAAAGTGCCTACCCTTGTGTTCGTCGGGAATGTTGCGGGTGAAATCCTTAGCTACCGCGTGTCCAAGGATCTTGGCCACATCTGAGGCCACAGCCACAAAGCTGGTGTTGTCATCGCTGGGGAAGACGCGAACAGCATGGGATTGGAACGTAAATTCAGTCATGGCTTGCATGGTCATGCTCCTTTAGCGGGTGTGAAAACGAGGTCTTCGGTATCGTTCGCGAGTTGCGCCGCGAGGACGCCGATGGCGTCCATCACGTCTATGACGATGGCTTCGACATGGCGCGGATCGGCCAGGCTGCTGCCGGTCAGGACGAGGTTGGCCGCCGTCGCCAGCGAGGCGATGCGGGCAGCGCGCATGCTGACGGGGTCTTTGAATTGCCCGGCTGCGGGCGTGGTGGTGCTTTCACACATGGTGGCTTCCTTCAGTTGCGGTTGTGAACCGCCAACCCGCTTCCTAGACGGGTGGGCGACCGAACGGGGTAGGAAGACCGGGGAAGCACCGGCGAGCCTTGCGGCTCCCCCGCCCGGCCGCCCATTGAAGGACGCACCAGGCGATAAAAAAGCCGCTCGGCAAACGCGCTGCGGCTCATCGCCGCTTCCCACGGGCTTCCTAGACCCGGCCGCCGATGTGTCGGCAGCGGATGAATGGTAGTCCCGGCGCGGCGACATCGTCAAGCCCTAGAACAACACCGCCTGCACCGCCACCGCCGACGGCTCGGGCATCTGGCCGTTGACGATCTTTTCCACCTGGCGGTTGCTGATCGGCCGGAATTCGCGGACCAGAACCGAGACGGCGCCGCGACTGCTGTGACCTTCCGCCAGCAGGCGCTCGTAGCGCGCGATCATCTTGCGGTTGCGGTCGGCGCGCAGGGCACGGTCGCACAGGGCGATATAGACCGGCTCACCGCCGAAGACGGCCGCGAGCGCCTTGGTCAGCGGCTCGCCGATGATCTCGACCAGCGCCGCCCAGGTGTCGCTGGCGTCGGTCTTCGGGACGCGCAGCTCCTGCCCGCCGAAGGCGCGTACCAGCTCCATGGCCGGCCCGTGGCCGATGATGCCGACGATCTCCTGGATGACGGCAGGCAGGTTCACGCTATATCCCGTTGCGCTTGCAGTGGATTTCCAGCGCCTGGATGACCTTGTGCAGGATGGCGGCGTCGCAGAATTCGAGGACGGTGTCGGCGCCGAGCATGCGTTCGGCGATGCCCTCGATGTAGCGCTTGCTCATGGCGCCGACCGGCGGCACTTGCGCGGCGCCGACGCGCTCGGCGAGGCGGAAGATCTTCTGGCAGAGCATCCGGCGCTCGGCTGGCAGCTTGAAGACGAATCCCCAGGCGTTCGGTTTGGCCGCGCCGTTGCGGTTGAGGTGGCTTAGTACGCTGTCGAGGTCGAAGACGCTCATGTCCTTGAGGCTGGCGTGGCCAGTGATCTGCACCTGGAGCGCGTGGCGGGTGTCCTCGTCGATCCCTTGCGCCCGGCACGCGGCATGCACGGCCTTGATGCGCGAGGTTTTTTTCAGGACGTCCATCACTTCCTCCGCGGCGGGATCAGCACGGAAAAAAAGGCCTCGTAGTAGCCGTCGACCGCGGCGGCGATGATGTTGAGCGGCCACGGGGCGCGCGGCCAGCGCGGGGCGCGGAGTGGCACTAGGGTGCGTTTCTGTGCGGGTGTCATGCGTTAACTCCTGGTTGGAAAACATCTCCAGAAGCCCGCGGCTTAACGCCACGGGCTTGCGGCGACGCTATCGTTAGCCCCCACAAACCGCAGCCCGTGGGGGCCGGTAGATCAGAAGAACGTCGGCTGGGCCACGGCGCGAGTCAGCGCCATCAGGCCGGTCTGGAAGTCGGTAGCGCCGATGCTCACCCATCGCTGGTCAAGACCTTCGGTGCCGCGCAGTTTTTCGACAAGCTCGCCAAGCTCTGCGCCCTTCGCCTTGATTTCGTTCATGGCGTCGATTTCGGTCTGGCTCAGTTCGCGGTAGCCCTTAATCTGGCGGTGCTGGTTTTCCATGTGCAATTCCTCTTTGGTTGTTGTGCCCCTCTCGCTGTGGGGGCTAACAGTTCGTTCAAGCCGAAGTCCAATCGCTGCGCGATTGGCCTCGGCTTAACTCAAGCGTTATCCGGCGGATGAGAATGCCGCGTTCTGGCTTTCCTGCACCGGCGGCTTCGGGCAGAGGTCGCCGAACATTTCGCGCTCCTTCGGCGCGAGCTTTTCGCAGCGCTGCAGCGTCATGCCGGACCGGATGGCGTTCGCCTTGTCGAGGTCGCCGCTGTTGCGGTAACTGGCTTCGAGCAAACGCCATTCGCAGAGATCATCTTCGGCGAAGAAGCCGAGCAGGCCGCCCCAGCCGTTGCCGGACCCGCCTGCGGTGATGCCGTTGCGGCACGAGGTCGAGGTGATCGGCGACGACGCGGAAACGTCGGGGACGATGCGCCCGGTCAGGCCGGAACCGGCGCCGCCGCCATTGACGACGACCTGGCCGCCGGTCGCCGTGGCGCTGCCGCCGGAAGCGGTGGCGCTTCCGCCAGCGCCGCCGGCTGCGTTACCCCCGGCGCCGCCCGTGGCGTTGCCGCCGGTTGCGCTGGACGACGAGCGGGCGGCGGCCCTGGACTGCGCGCGGGCTTCTGCCCGGGACGACTGGCTGACACTGACGTCGACCGGCTGCGCGGCCGTCTTGCCCGGCTTGTCCGGGCGCTTGCCGTGGTTTTCGTGACCGGGGTGGCCTTCGGTGGCCAGGGCGGACGTTGACAGGACGAGGGCAGCGAGGATTGCGAGTTTCATTTCATTCTCCCGATGAAAAAGGGTTGTCGATGGGGGATGGTTCAGGCGACGGCGTCCTTGAGCGCCTTGGCGACGCGGAACTTGACGACCTGCTTCGCGGCGACGGTGAAGGTTGCCCCGGTGGCCGGGTTGCGCGCGGTGCGCGCGGCCTTGCGCACGGTGACCAGCTTGCCGATGCCCGGCAGCGTCACCTCGCCGTCCTCGGACAGCACGTCGCGGACGACGTCGCCGGCGGTTTTCAGGGCGTGCTCGACCTCGCGGCGGGTGAGGCCGGAGACTTCGACGACCTTGGCGATGAGTTCGGATTGGTTCATGGGTTTGCCTCCTTGGGCGGTTGGGAAAAATGGGTTGGTGATCAGTAGTGGTCTGCCGGGTCGGCAATCGCCAGCGCCTCGTCGACGAGGGCGGCGATCAGGTTTCCCGGCTTGCCGTCGCGGATACGCTTGAGCGCGGCGAGCATCGCCGGGGCGCCGGCCATCATCGTCGCCTCGCGCATCGCCGTTGCGCGAAAGCCGTCGCGCAGCGGGACACGGGCGATGGCACCCGAGGAATCGGCGGCGCCGGGGTGCATGATGTCGGCGAATTTCGGAGCGTTTCCGCGCAGGCGGACCTCCCAGCGTGGCAACTTGCCCATCACGACACCTCCGCCGGGTTGACCGGAATGAAGCCGTCGCAGCGGTCGGCGCCGGGTTCGATGCGGGACTCCCAGGCGGCGTAGAGCACGCGGTCAAGGTTGTGGGGAACATCGAGGGCGCGCCGGCAGCGGCTGCCGGACGGGCACTGGCGGTCGCGGTTGAGGCAGCGCGCGACATCGGCGGGGAGCTTGGTCATGGCCGGCGCTCCCAGTTGTCGCACCGGGCGGCATACTCTGTTTTCCTGACGCTGCCGCCGGTGTTCTCGAGCACCCGGCAGCATGGCTGCAGATGGCCGAATGCGCCAGTGGCGCCGACCCGCGTCTTCTCGGCGTCGCGGAAACAGTAGTGCTGGCAGAGGTGGCACGGCTTATCGTGGGCGCGGGGCAGGTCGATCGCCGCAGCCCAGCCAATGCGGCCTGCCTCATCGTCGGTGAAGACCCGGGTCATGCCGCCACCTCCGCCAGTTCCGCCTCGAACGGCACCACCACGAACGCTTCGCTCTGGCCGATGCGCAGACCGGCGATGCCGGCGGCGGCGTCGGGGTCGGCCTTGATCGCGTCGCGGTTGAGGGTCGGCGTGTAGCGCACGAACTCGCGGCGCCCGGCCGCTTCGCAGGCGGCGATGACGTTTTCCTCGGTATCGACCAAGCGCACCGACGGCGGATTCATGCGCCACACCAGTTCGCCGGTGGTGAGGGCGACGGTCTTGACCTTGTAGTTGTTGGTCAGCGCCGCCCGGTTGGCCTCGGCGAAGACGCGCAGGCCCTCGGTGCGCGCCTCGATCTCGCGGCGGAAGGGCTCGGCCTCGCGCTCGTAGGCCTCCTTGATCTCGGCGAGCGCGTCGTTCATTTCGGCGCCGATGCGCTGCAGGTTGCGGCTGGCGCTGCCGACGGCGGCGATCGCGGCGGCCGCGGCTTCGCGGTTCTGCGGGACGTCGACCGCAACGGCGGCGGCCTTGATGCGGGTCTTGCTGGTCTTTGCCATGGGGGTCTCCTAAAGCTGGCAGTAGGTGATGAGGGAGCGGCTGCGGGCGAGCGGGCCGGCGGGATCTACCAGGGCGCGGCCGGCGTCGGTGAGATACACCTTCTCGCCCTTGCGCCCGTTGGGCGGGGTGACGATGAGCCCGGCGCGGCGCAAGGCGCACATCGCCTGCGACGGCGACGGGCGGAAGCGCTCGTAGAGCTGATCACTGGTCAGCCCGCCGGGGGCGCGCAGCGCGAGCAGGATGCGGTGATCGAGCGAGCCGACGACGATACCGCCGCGACGCTCGGGTCTGGTGATGACCCGCTCCGGATGGTCGCGCCTCATGCTGCCTCCGCGAACAGGCCGAGGAAGCGGCGCATCTTGGCGAAAGCGGCAGCGGAGAGCGAAACGAGCGGGCCGTCGGTGATGCAATCCAGACCGCCGCTGCTGTAGACCGCGAACTCGACGGTCTCGGCGTCGTCGATTATGACGTCGGCGACAACCAGCTTGGTGCCCTCCCGGGCGAGGAGTTCGGCGATCTTGTCCTGCTGTTCGGCGACCATGGCGCGCAGGTCGATGATCGTCCGCGCCTGGCGGATCAGTTCTTCGTCCCGGTCGACGGGGTTGCCGGGCGCTACATCCGGCGTAGCAACAGCTATTTTTGGCGTAGCGGCTGCGGTCGTCGCCGGCGCGGCGGTCAGGTCAAGGCTCTGCGCCGCCTCGATGTCGAAGCCGATCATCTCGGCGTAATCGCGGGCGTGCTTCTCGACCTCAGCTTCGGGAACCCCAGGCGCCTCCGCGACCGCCGGTTCATCGGCGTTTTCCGGCGCGCCATCAAGATACCGGCTGGCGACCAACAGGCCTTTGGGCGGCCGGCGCACGACAGCGCCCGGCTCTCTGGTCAAAGACTTGAGGTGATTGAAGATGGTCTGGTCGCTCACGGCGAGCAAGTTGGACAGCGCGATGACGGTCGTCCCATCCGGCCCGGCAGCGCAGATCGCGTCAAACACATCGCTTGTGGTTGTTTTGTTTCTCGGCATTGGTGTCTGTTCCTTCGGTTCGGCTGGCGTCCTGGCCAGCAGGGGATTGACGGGCGGGCAGGCGGCGCGGCCGGCGGGGGTGATGCGGAATTCCTCGCCGACCTTTTCGGCCAGGCCGGCGCGGACGAGGCTGTAAAGCTCTGTCACGCCACTTACCCAGCGCTCTTCAGCCTGTTCCCTTGTCAGCGGACCGGCGCGCAGCGCCCGCAGGGCGCGGATTTCGTTGGCGGTCAGTGCCATGTCCCGGCGATCCTCCAGGCGTGGTTCCAGGGGAAGCCAAGGCGATACCAGAGGTCCCAGGCATGGGCGGTGCGTCCGGAGAGGCGGCGGGCGCGGTGGATATGGCGGCGCAGCGCGCTCATGACAGCTCCTCCCAGCGGATTTCGCGCTGGTAGCGGACCACCACCCAGTCGTACACGATGCGCCCGAGCAGCGGGTCCCAGTGCTGGCCGGCGCCGCTGGCGTCGTCCTTGAGCAGGACGTGCAGGTAGGGCGAGGCGGCGACGGTGATGCGCGGCTTGAACCGCCCGCGGCGCAGGTCGGCGGCGATGATGCCGATGCCGTTGGCGATCAGCCAGTGGACGCAGGCTTTCAGGTTGTCGATATGGGCGTCGATGTCGAGGATCGCGGCGGATCGGGCGGCTTCGGAAACGCGCCATTCGCTGTGATGCCTGGCGCTGGATACGGCGGTATTCATCATTTCGCATCTCCTTGTGGCTTGAGTGGCTTGTAAGGGCACGACTGGCAGGCCTTCCAGGTGCGCATGGCCTGCGGGTTGTGGGT